TAGCTGGTGCTGGTATTAATTCAGCCTTTGGTTTACAGACACCTGATATGGCACAGGCTGCTAGTGTACAGTCAGGATTAGCAGGGCAGAATCTAAACACTGTTGCTGGTCTACGTGCTGCTGCTCAACAGCTAATGATGAATGGTGACTATGCTCAAGCTATGGCTTTACACGCACAGGCTAGAGACATGGAGGCTTCGGAGTTAAAAGCATCTAATGAAGCAGCAGATAGGGCGTTTGGTACTGTCAGGACTGCAAAGCTAATGGATGGTGTAGACTTAGAAGGTAATCCAGTAACTACATACAGAGAGATTAGATATACAAATAATGGGCAGGTGTTTGATCTTTTAACAGGCGAAAATTTAACTGGTAAGATTGTGGAGGAGGACACTCCTAATGGAACTAACAATAATAACAATAACCTTGTTTGGGACAGTTCTACAGGTACATGGAAGGATAACAGAACTGCTCCTGCTGTTGAGGAAGTAGTTCCAGAGTTATCAGAAGCTCAACAAAGCACTATAAAGCAATTAGAAGAACGTCTTAAGATCACACCTAAAGCTAGTCCTGAAGCAGATCAGATACAAGCTGCTATTGATAATGTAAATGCAGCAGGAGAGGAAACAGCTATTGCTGGATCTGGGAAAAAGAAGAAACAGATAGCGTACCATGTTAAGACTATAGAAGAGTCTCGAAATATTATATCTATGTATACAAAATCAGATGGTACGATAATGCAAACTAGCAAGGTAGGTAGAGCGCAGCAAAATTTAAGGAATGCACTTAAACAAATCTATAATATTACAGGTAAGGATTATACTCCAGAGGACTACCCTGTAGAGACTACTGAAAAATGAGCATAACTGTAGAGCATGATAAGCTAGGTGATCTAGTATTCCCTGATGGAATGTCTAAACAAGATATGGCTAATGCTATAGTACAAGCAGAGGCTCAATATGGTGATCAGTATAGTGCTGCTGAATCCTTTGCTACTAACTTAGTCAGGTCAGGTTCCTCTTCCGTAAGAGGTATTGGTAATTGGCTAGGTACTAATCAAAGTCCTTCTGAGATTAGAGATGATAGGGTAGCAGAACATAAGTCTCGTATCATGATGGCACAGAATCCTAAGTCCTCCATAACAGGAATGCTTGCTGGTGGTTTTATAGATCCTGTGACACTCCCTGCCATAGCACTAAGTCCTCTTACATTTGCGTCTAAGGCTGCTACTTATGGTTCTAGGGGCATGGCTCTTGGTGCGTTTGGCGGTGCGTTAGAACCTGTCTATGACCAGTATGGGGACTCTCGCACTGTTAATGTAATAGGGTCTACTGTTATTGGTGGACTACTTGGTGGTGGTATAGGCAAGCTGTTGACTAAGAAGCCTGACTCTTTAGAAGAGGCTACTGATGAAGCAATTGATAACCTTAGAGGGTCTGTCGATACTCCTGAGAAAGCACTAGCCAGTATAGAAAATGATTATAAGTTAAGAAGTCAAGGTGCTGAAGATCAAAGTGTACTTGACTCATTAGGAGTAGAGTTAGTCAATTCAGACAGGAAGATCAAAGCCTTAGAAAAAATTCAAAAAGGTATTAAGAATCCTTTAAAGAAAGTTTCTGTTAGCAATCAATTAAAAAATCTTAAGGCATCTACTGAGAGTCAACGACTTGACTTAGCTGCAAAGAAAACTAAAAGAGATGCACTGGACAATCTAAATCGTATTAAAGAAGGTAAGTTTTCTGAGGTAGCTGACTTAGCAGAGCAGATCAGAGCAAGGACAGTTACACCTAGAGTATCTAAGATTGTAGCACCTGTTGCTCAAGGTGATAAAGCGTTACCACTAGCGCCTAATCCAGCATTAAATGCTATGGATAACACAACCCTATTTAAACGTCTAGGTCTAGGCAGGTCAGCGCCTCGTGATCCATACGCTGGTACTCCTAGTGCTGGTCAGTTAGGTGGAGAAACTGATACGGCAGCAATGCCAAGATTCCAAGGAGAGCAAAGTGGTGTAGGTGCTGGTCAGTTTCAAAGTGATGAGAGAGTAGCACAGCAGTTCATGCCAAGAAGCCAAGTGTCAGGTACTCGTAGACTAGCAGATGGTAGAGTATCAGGTGAGAACAAAGAACCTATAAACAAGATCAAAGTTTCTCAACGTGCCAAGGATGCTGCTACTGTTGTTAGAAATAAACAATCAAGAGGTGAGGAGCCTACTGCTAAGGATTGGGATGAGCATGAAAGAGCGTATCAGGAGACTGAGATACTTAAGGAGTACACTGATACAGTGGCTATGATAGCACGTACCCGTGGCTTAGATACTAATGCTAATCGCTTTGGCTCTAGTGGTAGATATACATTTGAAAACATATCAAAGAGTTCTGCTAAGTTCATTAAGGATAATGGAATTAGAGACATGGATGATATGGTTAAGTACATAGTCGATAATCCTAATAAAATATTTAGTGCAGATGAGTTAGCTGCTACTACAGAGTTAATGATAGAAGTGGATAATAAATTATTTAATACTCACGCTCTACTTAAACATGCTGATGCAATGACTGATGCTGAAGTAGCAGTTCTTCATAACGACATTGATGTGTACTATGGAATACAATCATGGTTCAAAGGACAGGGTTCAAAGGTGTCAGGCATTATGAATTATAGGAAAAAGATGTATCAAGACATAGCTAATAATCGACAGATAGAACAGTTGTTTGCAGGAGTACAGTGCTAATGTCAAAGCTAAGTCCTCGATGCACAGTAGCTGTACGTAGTTCCTCTATCAACTCTGCTGTCATAAGTAATCTTACAGAGAGACAACAACGTGCTTGGTTAGATCAACACCTAGCTCGTAAGGATAACAAGGTCAGTGCATTTGATGTAGGTCTTGATGTTACATATCAATCAATGCTATCTGGTTTAGGTACTCCTTTAGTTAACATGATCTCTATTGCGTTACAGCAAACTTTAAAGAATGCTAACGAGACTATAGGTTTCTTACTTGATGGTATAGGGCTGACTAAAGGTGGCCGTGAGTGGAACCAAGTTAAGGCTATGTGGCAAGGATCATTAGAAGGATTCTATGCTGATACTATGTACTTCCGTGAAGGGTTTGGTAAGGGTTATTCCTTAGATCAGGAGGGTACTAGACGTATGCTTAATATGGATAAGGATGATTGGAACGATTACGTCAAGAACACCTTAAAGATTGATAAGCCTGAGAACATGTCTAACGATGAGGTAAATGATATACTCAATGACATGCAGGATTACATGCACAACTCTATTGGGCGTACTCGCGTAGGTGGTACATGGGTTGAAGGTGCTATTCGGTTCCCAACTAAACTTATCGTAGGCATTGATGAGTATGGCAAGGCTCGTTATCGTAGACAATCAATGTTTCAGTTAGCTTCTAAGTTTGCGGATGAAGATAAAAAAGCTGGTAAAGGAAGTTACGATGAACTGTATAAGGAATATAAAGAACAGTTGTTTGGTGGCAATGCACCATCCACTCAATGGGATGATAGAACTAGGACTTTCATAGCTGCTCGTAATACAGAGAGAAAGTTAGATGGTCGTGCTGAACTTGATGAGAAAGCTACGTTACGAGAAGGTAACGAGATGGTTAACCTCATTCGTAATGATGCTTTGTTCAATGCCTTTCAGCAGAAACTAGAAGGTGTACCAAAGAAAGCACAAGAGTTACGTCATAAGTTTCCAGCCTTTGCTTTGTTTACACCATTCATTAAGACTCCTTGGAACATAGTTAAAGAAGGTTATAACTACATTCCTATCATACCTACTATACAGATAAAGAAGTTAGGTAGAGAAGGCTTAGGAGACACCCTCCTTGACTTTAGGACTAAGGTTATACCTATGCATGGCCCTTCAGTAAGAATGAGTTATAGTGAACTACTACCTCGTCAGGTCATAGGTGCATCAGTGTTTGCTATGGTAGGTACTATGTACCAAGAAGATAACTTGACAGGTAGCTTACCTCGTACTGGTAGTGAGAGACAGCGTTGGAAGGATGCTGGTATTAAACCATACTCAATCAAGATAGGTGACACATGGGTAGAGTACAATCGTATTGAACCATTAGCAACACCTCTTGCAATGGCTGCTGATCTGTTTGATTTCACTAGCGATTACATGGATGATGATGATATTAATACAGAGGAAGGTAAGGAACTTGTACAGAATTTATTGTATTCAGTAAAGGCTAACTTAACCTCTAAGACTTTTCTTGAAGGGTTTCATTCATTGACCGAAGCCATGATAGATCCTAACGTGGACACAGGTGCTAACTTAGTCGAGACTCTCTTACGTCCTCTTACTCCTGCTATCACTGCTAACATGGCTAAGGCTATGGATCAATATGATAGGCAGACTGAGACTGTGGTTGAGAAGTTACAAGCTCGTATCCCTTACTTCCGTAGTCAGTTACCTAAGAAGCATGGTGTGTATGGTGACGCTAAAGAAACTGATATGACTAAAGCTATATTCAATATGGGCTTTACATCAACCGATACCCTTACTCCATTACAGAATCATCTGATGGATATTGAGTGGGACAAAGGAGGTATAGAGAATAAACTACAAGGTGTTAAGTTAAGCAGTGAGGATCTTGCAGAGTTGAGGCAGATGAATGCAGAAGCAATGACTCCTGTTCTTGAAGCACAAATAGCTAACCCTTTATATCAGAAGTTATCCGATGGTCAGAAAAGAAGACAGCTAAATAAGAGAGTTCGTAAAGTTCGTTTAACTCTAGGTAGGCAGTTTGCTTATAAGTTAAAGAAGAAGGATCCTGAGTTTGCAGCTAAGTGGTTGTCTGCTTACTATCGTAAGTTAGGACTAGAAGATAAGATGCCAGAAAGTCTTAAAGACTAGGCATAATGAAGGGGGCTTAATTGCCCCCTAGAGTTTCCATGGAAACTATTTTGATTTCTTAGTTGCTCGTCTGTGTGTGTTGATTAAGTTCTGAGATGTACCATCCCCTGTCTTAGCACCAATTTCTATGAAGTAACTCATAGCTTGGTTCTTTCGCCAGCCTCGTTCAACCATCAACTTGTTGACATCCTTCATTGTATACTTACTCATGTATTCTCCTTCTTTAGATTCTTTCGTTTAGGTTTCTCTTTGAGTGGAGGTAGACCTTTAACACTTCTCATGATAGTAGCCAATGCAGCTTCAGTTATCTGCACTGATCTACCACTAGATAGTGATATACTTCTAGCCTCTTCATCAACAAATACTACTTGGTTTATATTCAACCAATGAGTGTTTAGCTTTACCCACATTTTCCCTCCAACTCAAACTCTATCAGCATATCAATACAGTGCTTGGCCTTAGCCAGATCCTGTAATGGTTTACCTTTATCATGATAACGAGTGACATACTTAATGATTGTATGTTGTAGTGCGTTAAGCTCATTAGCCATAGAATACTGCATAGGCTGTATAGAGAGGTTAGTGTAATGACTACCACCAACCTGAGTCTCACTGGCTAACCTACGAATATCAAACAAAGGTTCTATCTTATCTTCAGTCATAACTGTCATACCTGTATGGTTCCTCTAATTGCATTTCTAGGTTGTAGAAGTTTCTTTCGATAACATCTTCAAACCTATTAACTATATCTTCAGATTCTAATTGCAGTACATCAACAAGTATAACCTCATCCAACTGCTTCAAGCGACCTTTCAACTCTTCCAAAGTTAGAGCCATAAGTCCTCCGTAGATACGACATTGATACAGGCAACTCGTCAAAGCTACCATCCTGTACATCATTGAACACCCATAGACCAGACCATGATCCGTTAGTCTGAGGGTTAAGGTATGCCTCGTCATGTTGATAGTAGATACCAGCAAACAGACCT